CACTTCCACATCCGTATGCTTTGAATTTTGCATCTTCAATAATGTCATCTTTAACTTTAATTTGTAGCTTCATAACGTCGCCACAAGCAGGAGCACCTACCATACCAGTCCCGACATTCGGGTCAGTTATATCCATCTTACCCACATTGCGTGGATTATTATAATGATCTAAAACTTGGTCTGAATATGCCATAGTGCTCCTTAGTATTTATTAGCCTAGCAACAGCTTTTTAGCGTGCTTAGGCAGGTCACCTAAATTAATAGTTTGAGGCTTGTCTGCTTCTGGAATATCGTTCTCCAAAATAACAACAAGTAGTCCATCAACTATATCAGCTCCAACAACTTTGATTGTTTCTGATAATGTGAATGAACGCTCAAACCCTCTTTGAGAAATACCACGATGTGTATAATCTCTAGTATCTGCACCAGAATGTTTCTTACCGGTTATAGATAATACTCCTTTTTCAAGGGTTAAATCGATATCATCTTTTTTAAATCCTGCAACAGCGATTTCAATTAAAAAGTGACCGTCATCTCTTTTAATGACATTGTATGGTGGGTATCCAACGCCTCTAGCATCGGTTACATTTGTTTCCGCTAATGTGTTAAAGAGTTGATCGAATCCAAGGAACGTATCCCTTGGGAAGTTAAATGCTAAGTTTGACATAATTGTCCTCCTATTAAATAGCAAGGTTAAAAGTGTAGTCACCATGACTACGGTTTATTGCAGGTCCTTTCGGCATCCTACAAATTTATTTATACAGGTTTCATTTAATTCCTATATTATATTTCGGGCATAATTCCCAATCAGACTTGTCTTTATGGGATATTATTTTAATTTGGTTTAAAGCTGCTGTTTCTCCTACAGGAGTAACTACTTCAAGTAGTCCCCAATCGTCCATTAATTTAACAATTGTATTCCTACGTTTTAAATCATTTTCTGTAAGATTAGATGGCTTACCATCTAATAAAAATAATTCTTTAAAATGTGTTATAAAATATCTTCCTTGTTTATGAAGTATATGGCAAGATTGATATAGTTTAGCGTCTTTTTTAGAAGCTACACCAATACGTGTTAATGTTTCACGTATTTTTAAAAAGTCATCTGGTTCTGCTAATATTACTTCTAACATCATATCTGGTTTCCAATTAACCAGTTCATCGTTGAATTCCGCCATGCTGTATTCTTCCTCTTATTGTTTTAAGATTTTCATCACTTAAAAGCGGAAGTACATCACGAGCTTTTTCATTGCTATAACCATAATGTTGTTTTATAGCACTGATATTTTCAGATTCAATAGACTTATTCCACTTGGAGAAACGTTTCCGCTTCCTAACAATATTTATAAGAAAATCGAATTGCAGGCGGTTATCTAAGTGGTGGTATTTGTTCATTTCATTTGCAAATATCACCGTATCAGGAAAATAAGACAACCCACGATTAATCATAAAACCATTATAGTCTTTCTCATTTTCCAATATATCCTTTTTAGTAGAGGATATTGCCTTAATTATTTCAAATGGATTCACAGTTTGTCGTGTTCGTCCACTGCTTCACCTAAAAGTCTGCTCATCTTATGTAATAATTTAGCTGCTTTATCTAATTGCCACACCACATTAACCATAGCCAATGCGACAATAATAGATGCATAACTTGCCAGTTGTTCAACCATCTTGGTCTCCTAAGTAAATATTAATAACAATATTACCACTATTGGAATAATAATTGCTATTAGTATTATCATTTAAATTTAATTTGTGACATTATTTCTGTCATACATGCCACTACATTTAATTCATGATCTGCAACAAAACTATCTTTATATGAATAATCAGCAAGTATAAGCACTAATTGTGGAACACTTGAAGCTTCGACATATGAGATCATATTGTCATAAACCATTCTAAATATTTTTGCGGATTCTACGTCCATGTTATCTGTAACCCATTTACGCATACCCTTAAAGTTTTTGTCTTTAAGATCACTCATTAATTCCTTTACACTTGACTCAGATAGAGTAACAAGAATGCCGGTATCAATGGTGCCACTCATTCCATATCTTTGACACTCATTAATGACACGTCTCCAATCTGGAATGTATTTCATAATCAGTTCAGCAAGAACCTGATTTTCGTATGTAATGTTTTCAGAATCAAGAATGAATTGAAGACGTTGCATAAAATGGCCTGCCATCTTACTTTTGTTTCCAATGTTGAATTCATATATAGAACATCTTGAATGAAGAGGACCTATAATACGATTCTTAAAATTACATGTTAATATAAACCTACAATTTGTTGAATATTCTTCAATGAACCCACGTAATGCAGGTTGAGTAGATTGGGGATTGAGGTAATCAGCTTCATCGAGAATGACTACCTTTTGTCCACCTTGTAATGATATAGTACTTGCGAATTGTTTAATCTTACCACGTAGAGTATCAATGTTTCCGTCTTCGGACCCATTAATCATCATATAGTCTAAACCCATTTCATTACATAATGCTCGAGCGACTGTAGTTTTTCCAACTCCAGCCGAACCAGTGAACATCATATTGGGTAATTTACCCTTTTGAACTATTTCTTGAAATGTATCTTTTAATCCATCAGGGAGAATACATTCTTCAATAGTTTTTGGGCGATACTTTTCTACAAATAAAAATTCTTCCACAAATACCTCATAATATAATTAAATTTTTAAGCTTCTACTTCATCTGTCGTAGGAGCTTTAGCTTCTTGTGCTGCAACTGCAGCAACTAAAAACTTTTCTAAACGATTACGTACTGCACCAACATCTGCTAGTTCAGCACCTTCAAATGCACCTCGCTTAGTTACAATATCAATAATTGTAACGCATGCTCTAATGTCACTAACGTTTAAACCATCACCTGTAGGTGGTGGTGCTGTAGGAACTGGAGTATCTACTGAACTAGCTAATTCTTTATTGAATTTACCTTCTTCAGTTGATTCAGTTTCATTTTTCTTTGCCATAATAAGTTATTCCTTGTATGTTGTTGTTTTATCAAGAGCAACCCAATAGTTGGTGTTGCCAGCCTTTACAGAAGCTACTTGCTTCTTATCAATTCCGAAGATATATTCATCGGATGGTTTGAATTTGAAATTGTTTATATCAAATACAAAATCAAACTCTGCAGTAGTATTTATACTACAATTTGAGACGTTTAATGTATATTCATTAGACGTTGGATTCTGTTTATCAAGAACTACACATTCAATAAATTGACTTCCAGTTGAACTCATGCGTATACAAAGTTGATTAGCTTTAAGTGTAGCAGAAGCTTTACGTAGTTGTGATAGTTCATCATGCGTAAGTGTAAAAATTAAATCTTCGCATGGTAAAGTAATATCATTTGTTGGAACTGTTAAGCTACTAATATCAGAGAAGTGATATTTAAATGTTGTAATACCATCTGTAATTCTAACAAATTTTTGATTTTCATCAAATGATAATGTTGGATCTGTGAACATATTTAAACAACTTAAGAATTCACCTAAGTCATAAATACCAAATTGATAAGGCCATTCGTACGGTGCTTCTGGTACAATATTGGCTTTTGCCATAAGAGTTTTTGAGGTAGACATTGATCTAATCATACCATCTTCACCAAGAGCAATATTACTATTAATTGTTTGGAAGTTGCTCAATACTTCTTTCATTTCATTACTAAATTTCATTATATATCATTCCTGCTAATTAAAATATTTAAATCATAAAGCTGTGCATTAACATCAACTTTATTTAAGTTTGGTAAACTATACCAATCTCCCATACCAATAAATTTTTCAGTTGGAAATAGGAAGGTTACTTTAAAACCTTGTTCTTTTTGTATAGGCCAATATAATTTATCATAATCAATTGAACCTTTTTTAGTATAAATTTCACCAAACCATTGTTTCACACATGATGGCATAATGCCTTCATTCTTTTCAAGCCATAACATTTCAGTGCCTTTAATATCCATTTTTAAAATTGTTGGCTTATATTTTTTAATTAATTTATCAATATTATAGTTTCGTACTTTCATTTCAACATTTCTTAATCTCATCTGACGTTTACTTGGATTTGATTGACCATTACTACTACCTAGTTCTACATCTTCTCTAACCCAAAATGAATGTGTATCGTCTTCAGATGTAGTTGCAGCACCATGAAATATTTCGAAATTAGACCTATCAGGTAAATTATTTTCTCGATAAAATTTTATATTATCTTCATAAGCATCAATACCAATGTATTGTTTTATTGGAGAATCTTTTAACCAATATTGGAATCCACCAACATTACATCCTAAATCAAGAACTACTGTATCTTCGTTTAATTCAAAATCTCCATAATTCCTTATGCAATCTCTTATCATTCTTCTGTCAATTGCATGCCTTACTTTTAAACCTCTTAAGTCAATTCTTTTACCCACTTTCTTCCTTTAAATCGTGTTCATTAATTGCTAATAGAGTATAATGCATGATTTTCATTAAATCTTCACGATTAGCTCCATTCTTTTTACCATACCTTGACGCATATTTTAATACATTGCCAAGACAAAAGTCTAATCCTAAGCCAGAAGCTGAGATTAAATCCATACTTTGAATACCATTTTCTGATGCGTAATGTTTTGAATAAGTACTCTCAACATATTCAGTCAACTCTTTGATGTTTTCTAATTCATTAAATTTCATTATCTTTTATCTGTATAAGAGGTAAGTGATGTGAAGTATCATGGTAATTACCATCATGTTTAAATCTTCGTGTAACTGTTTCTTTAGTCAACATACCATTAAGATTAATTTTATATGTAATTAATTCTTGATATAAAACACCTTTGGTGCTTGTTTCAAATGATGACTTAAATGGTCCTTCTTTCATATTTATCTTTTAATAAAGTCGATTTCATAATAAGAACCTTCGTAATCAAATGTAATAGTTGAGTGTGAGTATTCATTTGATGCAGTAGACTTCTTACGTGTCTCAGTCTTACACACCATAGCTGTAGTTGTTGCACCTTGATTTTGTCCTTCTTCAGCACCAATCAATGCGCCAATTACTGCTCCTG